CGCGCGGTATCGTAGGATATGTCTTTGAAGACCTTCTCGACGAACTCGGCGATTGTCTGGTCCTGCGGGCTGTCGGATGCAGGGATGACATTCCATTCCCTGCCGATCACCGCGAGCTTACGCTTCTGGAACTCGGAAAAAACCCTCGCCTCGTAGAGCATGTCTTCGTAAACCTCGATGCCCTTGCCCCTGGCCTCGGCCGAGAGGACCTTGTCGGGATTGAGCAGAATCTTGCCCAGGTAATTACGGGTGATGTCGTTCTGCGCCGTCGCGATCTGTTCAACTACGGGTCGGTTCTTTGGTCTTGTCATTCTGCCTTCTGCCTTCTGCTTTCTGCCTTCAATAATTCGCTGCTTTTCCCACTGGCAGATAACTCCCGATCTCCGAGCTCTCGCGCTTGCCGCTCGATCTATATTCGATGACCGCTGCCGGCTGGCTCGCCGCCTGTGTTGCCAGCGCCTTCGCCCAGAAGTGGTCGGCGTGGCCTGTTTCTTCAGTTCGGTCAGCATCGAATCTGAAATGTCCAGTCGAGGTCTGATACTTTTTTACACTGTGGATTGAATTTCGAATGGCCTGGCTGATCGGGATTCTGCATTTTATGTCCTCGATAGCCTGCTTCAATCCGGTCGCCAAGGCTTCCTTGTTAGCGGCAGTAAAATCGATGCCCTCGACTTTATATGTTCCAAAACGGTCGATTGCCTCTTCGGCCATTTGCATTCCAAGGCCGGATTGATCGATGCAGGCGCGCCTCATATTGGGGTGCGCCAGAATCGCAAAAAGGATTCTCTTCTGGATGAAAAAAGGCTGCCTGGCCAACTCAATGACGGCGCGGGTGAGCGCCAATCCTTCTCTAATTTCATCGACCCAGATCACCGAGAGATCTCTCTTTCTCGCGACATCGAAGCCGACATAAAGATGGCCGTCGAATTTTTCGCCTAGGGCAGATTGAATTAATGCGGTGGATGTTCGTCGGCCGATCCTATAAGCCTCCCCCGCCTCGTCGATAAGGCTCGTCGCCCAACCGGGCATGACCTCGCATTGGTCGCTTTCGACCGTCCCGATCAATTCGTAGGTGATGAATGCCGTAGCCTCATCGATAAATTCGACCTCATATTCCTGGGCCCAGCCCTCGTCGTCGCCGAAGCCGCGCTTGAGTTCTTCGACCGTTGTTGGATTGCCTTTTTCATCTCTCAACTCAAGACCTTCGGCCACGGCCTTCCCGATCGGGACGGTATATTTTGAGTAGCCATTGTCTGCTGTAAAGAGTTCGTAAAATTTATTTTTCTTTCCAAAGGGCGTCGAAAGAATGCGGATCTTGAAACCCCGCGTGATGGTCGGGTAAAGGGCCCGCCAAATGGCCCGGCTATCCATATGGAGAGCGAATTCATCGAGCAGCACATTGGCGCTCCAGCCCCTGGCCGTGTCGGGATTTGCCGGAAGGCCTACGATTCGCGATCCATTCGGGAAAATCGTTTCGAGCATCTTATATTCTGTTTCTTCTCCCCGATACAATGACTCAATCTCCTCCACGGCAATGTTTATCGCTTCGCTGTGCATCTTCACCTGCCTTATGAGTTCCTTCGATTGCCGCTCCCCGCGGGAGAGAAGAATCCACATATTTTTCTTTCTTTCATTGCTGTCCAGGGTCGCCTCAAGGCTGCCGGCGAAACTTTTCCCGCCCTGGCGGCAGATCCGGGCGATTTTAAACCGCGAGCCGTCTTCGATCCAGGCTTTCTGATAGAGCGTTAAGGGGACGGCCGGCGCTCTTTTCGATTCAATTTTTTGCGGCCTCTTTTTTCGGGGCAATGCCATAAATCTCTTCTTTTATTTTTGCAAGTGTTTCTTCACTCAATCCGAGATTTTTTTCCGGCTCTGCCGGAAGCTCGTCGAGCGCCTTCCCTTTCTCCACGCTCTCGATAATCCTCTGAAGATTAGCCATCGCATGGACCATTTGAGGATCGCGAGTCTCGAGCGCACCCTGAAGCATCTGAAGGCGTAAAAGGTATAGATCGCGGCGGAAGCCCGTCTGCGCCGAAACGTATTGCATTCTCTTTTTTCGCCATTCATATTTGTCGCTCCAGCGCTGAATTTGTGGAACAGAAACGCCCGTAATCCTCGAAATCTCGTCATAGGTTTTTTGACGATAGACGTAGAGACATTCGGCCGCTTCTATGACGGCGAAAGAATATTCTTTGCGTCCGCCTCTCATTCTCATTGCTCGATCGCTCCATCGAGCTTGATCCCGGCATCCTCGATAATGCCCTCTAATAGATCAACGCCTTTCGCCGTGAGCTTGATCAAAAAACGTCGGCTCCCGGAAAAGGCCATCTCCTCGGGGCCTGCTTTTTCGATCTCGACATAGCCGCGGTCCTTCAGATAATCGAGAAAAGATTCGAGCTGCGCGGAGGAGAGAAAAACCCCGCTCTGGGCCAAACAATCATTTATGACGTCATCGCCGACGCGATGGGGATGTCCGTATTCGATTGTTCTCAGAATAAAACCCCGAATGCGAGAATTGATGATCGCCTTAATCTTTTTGGGCATGTGTCGCCTCCATCGCGGCTATGCGCTCGCCTATATCGACGATGGCCTCGTGCGTTTTGTCGAGCTTGGCTCCGAAACTGCTCATCGCCCGAATGTAATCATCGCGAAGAACAAAGCGCTGGGGGAGAATTTCTTTAATATCCTGCAACTTTTCTTCCACGCCATTGATCCTTTTCTCGTGCTTCTGAAAGGTCTCCTTGACGCTTGTGCGCATGTCTTTCATGAAATAACCGATTATGGCCAGAGCGGTAAGGATCGCGGCATTCAATATGATTGATTCCCAGTTCGTCATTGTCATCTCATACGTCAGGAATCTTGTTGGGACGGTTTTCCTTGAATTTGGCGAGTGCGATTTGAAACGCTTCGTCGATCTCGGCCTGGGTCATGTTGGCTCTTTGAGCCTCTTGGAAAGCCAGAAGCAACAACAATTTTACAAGCTCGATGCCGGCCAGGATCGGCAGATTTGACATATATACCCTCCTTATGTGCTCAATTTCCCGCCCAATTGATCGAGTAAATTGAGGATTTTATTCTCGAGTTCTTTATCTGGAATCTGCCCCATCGAAATGGCAAACAGGTAGAACTCTATTAGAGGGTTGAGCTCCTTCAGGATTCTTTTCTTGATTCTGACGATCTCCTTCTGGTCGTCCGTAATTTTAGGATTATTGGCCATCTCGAGGGTGTTCAGAAATTGTGCATTATACATCGAAAGAATGGCTAAGGCCTTCTCTTTGGCAGATCTTTCGCTCCACGGCTTGATGGTCGTTGACATGGAGGCGCAGGCTGCCAGCCCGAAGGTCAAAAAGGCCCACAGTGATAGATAAATGATGAATTTCTTTTTCATTTCTTTTCTCCGGTTTTTTTGACCAGATCATAGATGAGCGCGGCCCCGCCGCTGACCCAGGCTACATTGACTGTCTGGTCTATGAATGTGGAGCCTGGATTCGGCCCCACGCCGAGAAGGGCCGAGACCCCCCCCAGGATCAGCACGATTAGAGGAGCCCACCGGCTGGCGATCCATTTTTTAAGAATCTGTGTCAGGCCGATCACGATGAGAGGCGCCAGGTAGCCGAGAATTGTTTGAAAGTCCATGTTTACCTCCTTGCGGAAAATGTATTACCATCTCCTCTTTAGTCCGATGTCCGAATGGATAAAGTGCTGTTGCGGGTAATAATGCCAGCCGCCGTTCCACTTGTCATCCAAAAATATTCCGAATCGCCGCAGTTTGTCTTTGTCTTTGATTGTCCAGTCGACTGCCTTCATTCCGCCTGCCGCCGTATGCAGGCTGCCGGAGGCCCCTCCGACTTTTTGGTTATGTTCCGGACAGCGGCACCCGGAAAGTATAATCAGCGGTTCCTGCAAGATATCCCTGCAAACCTGGAGACGTTCGACAATTCCGAGGTTTATGCTATCGAGACCGCAGCCGCACCGGCAAGCGAATTCTACCCGATTGAAATCTGGAGTCATATCGTCCATCAATTCGAATCATGTTCCCAAAATAAAAAAACCCGGCTCATGCATGGCATAAGTCGGGTTTTCCTCGTCCTTATCTCTATTGTCATTCCGTGGCTCAGACATCGCGCCTGAGAACGGAACCTAATTATTTTCTTTTCTCCTTATTTTTATAGATCAGCATCCTAACGTACGCCGAGATGCTGAGCCCCAGCTTCGCCGCCTGATCCTCCACCATTTTTCTCTCCGGCTCGGTGAGCCGGATCTGAATTGACTCCATTTTTTTCATAGTTTCAATATATTTCATTTTGATAATAATGGCAAGTGTTTTCCAAATCAATTTCCCAGGCTTTGGAGAATTCTTTATCAGCGAAAAGTTCTGCAAGTCCCGTGATCTGTTTCATTCTTAATACTTCATCGGCATCCATGCCCAGCTCTTTGGCGATCCGTTGATCGCTCCAATTTCGGCGCGAAAGCTCCAAAACGATCTCACTCATGCCTTGAACTTGATGTTTTCCCCTGGCCCGGTTGTGTCGGATGGTTGCGGCGATGCGATCCTCTCGCCCAGAGCGATCCGGATTGATTATGGTGATAGGCAAATATCCTCTGATGCGTTTCCTGACCTCGGGATATTCCTTGCCCACCCGATTGCGATGAAATCCATCGACTACCTCATAATGGCCGTCTTCGCTGAAGCTCACAATAGGCTGCGTGTAGCCGTCGACCTCAATGGAGTGTCGAAGTAATTTCATCTCTGGTGGCGCAACAACATTGGGATTGTAATCATTCGCCTGAACAAGATCAGATTGAATCCAAAGAACGCAATCGACCGGTTCGGCCTTGAATGGACTTTTCTCATGAAGAGCAATTCTGATCTGGTTGATTGTCTCAATCTTTTCTTGTTCTTCAAGGCCATCGAGTTTTTCGAAAAGCGATTTTGCCTGATTTAAGATATTGTTTCCTATGAGGCCCAGATTCCCCATTTCTGCCTCCTTTTTTTCATTACCATCAGATATCGCTGATAAGCCTGAGATTTGTGCTGGCTGAATGATAATCCTTTACACCAGTAATCATTTCGAAGAAGTGCCTTACAAATCCGTTTCCAGGAAGGAACTTGCCGCGCCGCTTCCTGCTTGGGATCGGCCTCGTCAGGAATGCCATTGGGATATCCGCGCTGCATCCACCAATGCAGAAAAACAGCGATCTTATTCTGAAAATGTTCTTTTGTCCGAGGCGGAAGCGTCTCCAATAGCATCTCCGCAAATGATCGCCATGTATGACCTTCGGGTTTTGAGATTCGGAAATTTCCCTGAATATTGCCGGACTCTTGCGCATAGAGAGCACCGGAATTCGCGCCGTTGACTCGGGCAACAACTTTGCCCCATGTCTCAGGTTCTATAACATGAAAGAGCCAGAGCCCTTTACGTTGATCATCTCCATAGGGCTGGCAGATTCTCATCTGATGGATTGTTAGTCCTGCCAAATACATGCGATCATAGAGAGCATTGTAAGGCATTTTAAATTTTCCATTATAAGTCCAAATATCATCCGTTTTCCAATCATAAATTGGATAGATATTATAGACGGCCTTGCTCTTCCAGGTTGTCCACTTCTGCCCATCAAAAGAAGATTTCTTTCCCATCAGGGTTCGGAATCGATTCAAACTCTCATCCGCCCTTATTCCGACAAAACATGCTGTAAGTTGTCCTTCGCCATACCAATGGCCGAACTCCTCGATGAATTCTTCAAACTCCATCGCATAGCGGAAAAATGGAAAATAGTTTTTATCGGTGATCGCCATCTCCGGAGGTTTGCGTACCCAGTCTTCCTCTCTCCCCGGCTCAAAACAGACCCAGTGCGTCTCATACATACTGACTGCATTCCGTAGGTGGATTGGGAGGGCAATCCAGAATGGTTCAATATGGTCACGATAGAGATTATAGCAGGCTTGCACATGATCAATCGTGAGTTTATATTGGGCCTCGAGATCGATGAAGAGCACGCCTACTTTGTGGCCTCTGCGAATGGCTTCAGACATGACGAGATGAAGCATGACGGTAGAGTCTTTGCCCCCTGAGAAAGAGACATAGATTCGGGGAAATCGGTCAAAGACCCACTTAATACGACTGTTGGCTTCATCGAAAACACTTCTTTCAATTTCTTTTTTAAGCATTCAATGACTTCCTCTTTTTCCATCCGGATCGACTTACCATTTTCGATCCGGCAAAAATAGCGATCATCATGTTTCCATGAGACCGGAGAGTTTACCTCGTATATTTTCCCCTCCTCTAAGACGTAATATTTATAGACGCCCGGGTGCCGCATCCGTTGGCCTCGGAGTAATCCTTATGGCCTCTAAGGAAAATTCTCTTGAGGCCGTATTTGGGATCGAAGCCGGCGATCTCGGCACACCATGCCCTCTTGGGCATAATAGGGTTATCGTCACCGATGCATTCGAGGCTAAGAGATATCAACACCCAGGGCCTCCCAAAGAGTTGCAACTGATGCATATTGATTGCAGATTTTTTCTTTTGCCCGGTCGAAATCAGACCTTGACCAGGCCGGATTCTGAAGGATGAATTCTTTATACTTTTTAAATGATGGTTGCAGAGAGTTTCTAACCCCGATGGCGCGATGCTGTCGTTTATAGTCATAGATCAGGATTGGGATCATCTCCTGGCGGATCATATCGTCGAAAGATTTTTTTCCGTAATCGCCTTCGGCGTGATAGTTCCACCAGGTCTCATAGGGCAAGCCGGCCAGCTTGACCATCACAGCCACGATCAGCACTGGTTCCTTCCATATACCGCTGCGAAGCTCAATAATGGGATTCTCCGGGATCGTCCGGATTTGCTTCTCATCCTCGCGGATAAGAAAACAGGTTTCCATGCCGGCCGCGGATTCCCCGGCTCGGCCATAGAGCGCCGAACCAGGGGGCAGGCTTTTGATCAACTCAAAAGGATCGGTCAAAATCAAATTCATCATAAGGCTCTCTGGTCTCGTACCTACGCCAATTTTGGGGCGGCGATACGCGGGCACAAAACGTATCAAGCCACTCCATAAGCGAGTATTCCTCGCCCTCGCCATCATAACCCTCCGAACAGAGCCAATCGTTCTTGGCCTGCACCACCTTATCAACAGACAACCCGTGTTTAATCGCATAATCTTTTAAGGTCATAATCTCCTCCTTTCCCTCATTTTTCCACGGTTTCGGGTTTCCGTGGACCCTCATTAATTTTCAGTTTCATAGTAACACAATGTAATGACAATGTCAAGAAAAAAAAGCAACATCAGAAAAAATTAATTTTCTTGTGAAATTGATTCACATGGAATGCATCTTGGCGGATTTATTGGGGTATTTTGTTTGTTCAATTTTGAACCGCAAGGTGAGATTGATGAATTTTATTTCGCCGTCTCGGCGCTCTTCTTGGTAATCGCAATACGAGCCATATTTCTCAATCACCTCGTTGCAGATCCTGCGGGCTTCTTCAAGGGTCATTCGGCGCTCCCCCCGGGCGTTAATCTGCCTATCCGCAAAGCGAAGCGATAAGCCAGGGGATCTTCACCATGATAATCGAAATGCGTTGCGCATTTGGGGCAGATACGATTAAATCGTCCCTTCGCGATAAAAGACCGGTCGCATCTAAGACACTGACGGGACATTTTTTCTATATTATTTTTCATGCTAAATTTATACGGTTTCATTTTACGCTTTCTCATAGAGCCCTCTTTTGTTTGTGCCTGCGCGCCTGGATGTTTTTGATTGCCTCGATGACATCGTAGGCGTTTCGCTTAGTGAGAAATCGCAAATCAGAGACCTTCACTGTTTTGAAAAGAAATTCCCTTAGCGATTTTGCCTCTTCATGTGTATAAGAAATTTCGTGCCAGAGCGCCTCGATCAGCCGCTTTTGTTTCGGCGTGGCCGAGTAGACATCGCCCTCTTGATCGTCATATTTTTTGGGCTTGCTCTTAGGCTGCCAACCTTTCTTTTTAAAAATGTGGATCAGTTTGAGGGCCTGGCTGTTGTCTAAGAATTTTGAACTCTGAACTCCGAACTCGGCATGGAGTATCTCCCTGTATGTTTCATCATCCAGAGCCAGCTCCTTTTTCGCAACATGAATCTTGGCCAACAATTTCTTCGCAGGCATAATCCCTCGCGTCAAAAATTTTTTCTCCGAGGCCCAAACAGGCCGCTTTCCAGCCATTGCAGACGACGGGATTTTTATCTGCCCATCTCATTACTTTACATGGCCCGGCTGGGTAAATTTTCTCTCTCTTTTCTGTGGGCTCTGCCCATCTACAGCGTCTCATCGTTCTTTTCCAATGGACTTTATCGTCTCTTCTTGTTTATAGGAGCAAACCAATGGCCGTTAATAAGCACATGGGCTCCAAAAATCAAATCAATTCTTCGTTCGAGGACCTCTATTTTTTCTAAGATCAGTTGAAGCATTTCGTTCTGATTTTTCCCTTTTTCTAATGTCTCTTTTAATGAAATCCTTTTAGCCAATTCTTCCAATCGTTGGCCTGTTGATTTATTCAGTTCTGCTTCATCCAAAAAATCTTTAATTCCCTCTCCCTGATCTCCTTCAACTAAGGGTATTAAGTTTCCATCTGCATTTACCATAATAGCCTCCTTTCTTTGGGCGGGGTTCACGATTCATCATCCATGTCGGTCCTTCCCCTTTCCCAATATGGATTTTCGCTAAAAGTTTCTGTGCGGGCATTGTCACCGCTTCTCCGTGTCTCCGATTTTCGCCATCAGCTCTTTGAGCTTCTCCGGTCCTTTCGGGTCCCTGTTTCTGTTCACGGCCTCCTGGACGCGCTTTTCCTGCTCTTTATCGTCTCTCTCGATCATCTTCCGGTTGCAATCGATTGCAACCCGCTTGAGATAGTTATGGTTTTTGAATCCTGTCTTGTTCGTCTGGGCCACATGGCGGATCGCCTCAAAGACGGCATCGGGCCGGATCGGGTGCCACTGTTTGTCAATCCTGAACCCGTTGTCCTCGATGAAATTCAGAATCTCGCCGAGGAGAATCTTCATCCGTGCGGGCCTGAGCGGTCTGTCGGGCGAGGCCCGGAAGCAATGAAGGTACTCTTCTGTCCAGGCCCAGTTCCTCCCGAATTTCGCCGCCAGGCGCGAGAGCTCGAGGATATCTGCGGTATCCTGAAAAGAGGCGAGGTGCGACTGCAGGCCGCATTTGGGACAACAGAGTTTTGTATCAACGCTGATCATAGTTCGTCGTAATCTCTTCATCCTTGAGGAGTGCATTCACCAGGCGGTCGATCTCGGAATCGGTCGGTTTGATAATGACCTCTTCGCCCGTCTCGACGACTGTCACGCCGATTCGCCTGAGGTCGGCGACGGCAAGCTGCGAGAGCGCCCCCTTGATCACGCGTTCGGTCATCTTGATGTAGGTCTCAGAGTCGTCGGGGAAATGCTTTTTAATTAACTTGATTACCTGCGACTCATCCTCCCACTGGATCTCGCCGCGGCCTTTCATGAAGCCGATCCGTACGCCGTGAAAAATAACCGTCTTCGGTTTGATGAAAAGCTCCGGGCTTCCCTCGATGGCTAATCTGAGCGCATTGTGTTTATCGGCCGTCCGTTCGGCTGCCTTGCGGATGGCCGGCAGGCACTTCTTTTTGATCTCTCGGATCTGGTCCTCGAGCGAATTGATATATTCCTTCAGAACTTCGCGCTGCGAGGCATATTCCTCCGTCAGTTTTTCGATTTCAGATAGTTTCATGTTGCCTCCAGTCTCATTTTCAATTGGCCGAGATATTCGGCCATGTGGAGTTTTCGAAGTCTTGATGCTTTGTAAAGGGAGCTCATGCCATACGACTCGTAATAAGAGATGACTTTTTCAAGCTCTGCCACGGTCTCGATAATGAAATATCCGTTCGTAGAGCTCCCGATTCTCTGGCCATGTTTTTCAATCAGGTGAACAATGGCTTTTCTTATTTCCCTATCTGGCACCGGGAACAACGGCCAATGCTGATTCACGCGATCGACCAAATCCTTCCGCGGGAGCGCGTTCTCCTGGCCCCGGTGCCCCGACAGAATCCGTCCGATAACCTCCTCAAGCCCGTCTCTTTTTTGTTTTTTCTCCATAAGATCACCTCGCAGACCGTCCGTCCCAGATTATCGAGCCGGTAAACCACGCGGAACTTATCATTTCGGCAGTTATGGCCGACGCGACTGGCAATTGACGTTTTCTTAGCAAGCGGGCACCCCGCGCATTTATTGGGCGCCGAGCGATAGGTAAAGCGCTCTCCGGAGAGACCGCGGTCCTCAAACGGCCCCTTTGATAGAGCCTGGATTTC